CAAAGGGCTGGTATAAATGGCTCATAATAAAAATAGAGCCCTTGAGGTTATACAATTTATTCAGCTTTTAAAATTGGTTGACGACTTCCACGGTCAACCTTTAGTTTTGCAAAATTGGCAGCACAATATTTTATGGGATGTTTATGGCACGGTTAACGAGCATGGATTTAGACAGTTTAGATATGCATATCTTGAAATACCGAAAAAGAACGGCAAAACAACCTTAATAGCTGGGTTGTGTGTTACTCATTTAGCTTTAGATTCGCCAGGGGGACAGATTTATTGTTGTGCAGCTGATAGAGATCAAGCGTCATTAACCTATAACGCTGCAAAACAGATGATCGAGCAAGACGACGACCTACAGGAAATATTTAAGATTGTAGACAGTAAGAAAATGATTATAAATAAACTTACTGGAACATTCTTAAAAGTTTTATCTGCAGAAGCGTTTACAAAGCATGGTATCAACCCTACCGTGGTTATATTCGATGAATTGCACGCCCAACCTAATAGAGATCTTTGGGATGTAATGACTTTCGGATCCGGTGCGGCAAGAAAAGAACCTTTGTATTGGGTGATAACGACAGCTGGCAACGATCCAGATAGGCACTCAATAGGTTGGGAAGTGCACGAATACGCAAGAAAAATAAGGGACGAAGAAATTGTTGATCCTTATTGGTATGTAAAAATATTTGGAGCCCCAGACGATGCGGATATATTTGACGAAAAACTTTGGTATGAAGTAAATCCGTCGCTTGGCGTTACTATTAACATAGAATCTGTAAGGCAGGAATCAATAGGAGCAAGAAATGACCCAGAAAAAGAAAAATTATTTCGTTGGTTAAGGCTTAATCAGTGGGTGACAGCAAAAGCCGTCGAATGGTTGCCAATAACTTTGTGGGATAAAACAACAGGTAAATGGAGTAAAGCCGATTTGGTAGGCAAAAAGTGCTATATGGGGTTAGACTTGGCAAGTATAGGAGACTTAGCAGGAAAGGCATTAATATTTCCACCACAAGAAGGCTTTGAAGATTGGCGGGTACTTTTTGAGGGGTGGATACCAGAGGAAAAAATGAAAGATAGGATCAAAAGAACTGGCATACCTTTTGATAAATGGGTTAAAAACAACTATATTTTTGCTACTCCTGGCAATGCAATTGACTATGATTTTATCCAGTCAAGAATTATTTCGGATAGCAAGCAATATGACCTAAAAATGGTATGTGCTGACCCCTGGAATGCTCAAATGCTAACTCAACAGCTACAAAAGCATGATATCGAAGTTGTTTATATAAATCAAGATTTTAAAAACCTATCGCCGCCAATGAAAGAAATAGCAAGGCTTCTACAAACTGGGCAAATGACACACGAAGAACACCCAGCAGCTCGTTGGTGCTTTGGTAATGTAAATACAGCTGTAGACGGTAACGGGAATATCAAACCAATGAAAAACAGGTCAAAGGATAAAATTGACTTGATTGTTGCTTTGATAACAGGAATGGCTATGGCTATGAGGTTGGAAAAAGTATCGGTATACGAAGTACGCGGTATGAGAAGCTTACTAGACTAGGAGGTGAAAATATTTGAAATTTATAGACAGGGTAAAAAAAGCATTTTCAAATAACAACATTAACACTATATTGCAACAGTATGCAAATGATTTTATAAGAGGCGAAGACCTGCCATCAGGCAAAGGAAGTATAATTATAGATCGTGAAACCGCAATGAAATATAGTGCGGTTTTTGCTTGTGTAAGAGTATTGGCGGAGACAAAAGCCAGTTTGCCTCTTAAGCTTTACAAGAAAGACCCCAAAGGCGAAAAGAAAGAAGCTAACGACATACCTCTTAGTCAGGTGCTGTCGTATAAGGTTAATGACGAAATGACACCATTTCAGTGGAAAGAAACCTCTATGACTTCGTTGTGCTTAGGTGGTAATTCTTTTAATCAAAAGCTCTTAAACGCCTCCGGTCAGGTGGTCGGTATATACCCACTGGACTATACCAAAGTCAAAATGGAAAGAGACTCAGAAAAAAAGCTTATATATGTTATTGACAATAAGCCTTATACCAGGAAAGAAATATTTCATATTCCTGGGTTGAGTTTTGACGGCATAAGTGGTTTATCTCCCATAAGTTATGCTGCAAAAGCAATAGAATTAGGGCTGATTTATGAAAATTTTGGAGTAAATTTCTTTAACAATTCTGCCATACCTTCAGGAGTTATTGCAACTGAAGGAACTTTGAGCGAGACTGCATACGAAAGATTCAAAAAAGATTTTAAAAAGAATTATGCTGGTATGGTTAATAAAGGAGTTCCGATGCTTCTAGAGGCGGGGTTAAAATACACACCGCTTAATGTATCTCAAGCGGACGCACAGTTTTTAGAGTCAAAGAAATTTCAGATTGAAGATATAGCAAGGATTTACCGAGTACCTTTGCATCTTATACAAAATTTAGACCGTGCAACCAACAATAACATAGAACATCAATCGTTGGAATTTGTAATGTATACAATGCTGCCTTGGTGCAAAAGAGACGAGGAAAATATCAACATGCAGCTATTAACACCCGAGGAAATGAGACAAGGCTATTATGTAGAATACAAGCTTGACGCACTTTTAAGAGGCGATACGAAATCCAGAGCTGAGGCTTATGCGATAGGCCGTCAGTGGGGTTGGTTATCTGTCAATGACATAAGAAGGCTTGAGAATATGAATCCAATACCAAACGGAGATGTATATTTGCAGCCGCTCAACATGATAGAGGCAGGAACAAAACCGCCAAAGGCATTAGTGGAAGAGATTTACAAAATGATAAGTGAAAGGGCAGCTTAAACACTTTAAAATAGGGTGTTTTTATTTTGCAATGAAAGGATGTGATAAAATGTTTTGGAATTTTGTAGAAAACCCCGAATCGTCAGAAGATATCGAACTTAGAATTGAAGGCGATATTGTTTCAGACGATGACGCCTGGTTTTATGAATGGCTTGGCTTGCCAGTAGCCACGCCAAATGCCTTTAGAACCGCTTTAGGCGAGCATAAGGGTAAAAATATAACAGTTTGGATCGATAGTTACGGCGGTGACGTATTCGCAGCAGCAGGTATATATAACGCACTTAAAGAGCATAAAGGCAAAGTTACCGTAAAAATTGATGGCAAAGCAATGTCAGCTGCTTCGGTGATTGCGATGGCCGGAGATGAAATTAAGATGAGTCCTGTATCAATTTTGATGATACACAATCCATGGAGCAGTGTGAGAGGCGAAGCAAAAGACATGAGGCATGCGGCCGATGTGCTTGACGAGGTAAAAGAAACTATTATCAATGCCTACCAAGCTAAGACAAAGAGGTCTAGAAGTAAGATATCTGAGATGATGGATGAAGAAACATTTATGAGTGCAAAAAAAGCGTTAAAAGAAGGTTTTGTGGATGAAATCTTATACACAGATTCAGGAAGTAATACCGAAACTGACAACGCCCTTAACTTTAGTCGAGTATCAATCATGAATAGTGTTTCTGACAGCATGGCAAAGTTTTTTGAAGTGTTTAAGAAGGTAAGCAATAAGTTACCAAGCAAAGAACCAAAAGCCCCTATCGAGGAACCCCGGCAAGCGCCGGTTGACCTATACAACAAATTAAACCGTATCCATGAAAGGAGATTAAGTCTATGAACTTAAAAGCATTATTAAAACAAAAATTAGATGCACAAGCGGCACTTGTAACAACTGCTATAACAGAAGGTAGAGGAATGACAGACGATGAGCAGAAGCAGTTTGATGCATATGAGGCTGAAATCAAAAATCTTGAAAAAACAATTGCGGCTGAAGAGGAAGTCAAGAAAAAACAGCAAGCAATTGAAGACAGTAACAAGCCTGTCAACGAACCTATTTTTGCAACACCTAAAAACCCAGACGAAAAGAAATGGAAAGGCCTTGGCGAGTATTTTACAGCTATTAAAAATGCATCAACACCAGGCGGAAACATAGACAAAAGATTGTTTATGGATTCGGCAACGGGAAATAACACAAGCTTGGGAGTTGATGGCGGATTTCTTGTCGACAAGGAATTTAGGACAGACTTAATGGACGCAATGAAAGAAGAGTCACAAGTTGCTAAAGATATTAATATGATTCCAATTGGTGCAGCATCAAACGGTTTGAAATGGGTCGATATCGAAGAGACATCAAGAGCAGACGGATATAGGCACGGAGGAGCATTGACTTACTGGGTAAGCGAGGCAGAAACCGCGACAGCAAGCAAAATTAAAGTAAATAAAACTGAAATTGAACTTGAAAAGTTGCTTGGATTTTGGTATGCAACAAGCGAGCTTTTAAGCGACGCAACAGCCATGGAAGCAATGGCGAGAATGGAATTTGCTAATGCAATGAGTTTTGTTGTCGATGACGCTATAATCAACGGTAACGGCGTCGGAAAGCCATTAGGCATACTCAACAGCGGGGCCTTAATAACTGTAGCAAAAGAATCAGGCCAA